TGGGCCGTGGGCGCCACTGCGCTCGCGTCGGTGCCGGCTATCCCGCGGGCTGACCACGAGCTGTCGGTCAAGGACGCACTCGAACGTGTGCTCGATGCCGGGACCGTCTGGCTCGCCGTGACGGATAGCCCGACGGTCTGTTTGTTGCGGGAGACGGTGGAGGACTACGCGGCGGCCCGGGCTCTCGGCGGTGATTGGCGGCAGGTGGCGGCGCTGCGGGATCAGATGATGAAGCTGCTCAGCCAGTTGGGGTTTGATCCGACGGCCCGGTCCCGTCTCGGGCTGGCCGAGGTCAAGGCGCAGGATGTGCTGGAGGGACTTCTTGCCCGCCGCCAGACGAAGAACTGACGGCGGCGTCGTCGGGGAGTTCATCGAGGCGGTCCTGACGATCACGCGGGGACCGCGGGCCGGTGAACCGATCCGGCTCCTTCCGTGGCAGAAACGACTGTTGCGGGATCTGTTCGAGGTCCGGCCGGATGGGCGGCGCCGTTACCGGCAGGCGCTGGTCGGGTTGCCTCGGAAGAACGGGAAGTCTTCGTTGGGGTCGGGGCTGGCGCTGTTCGGTTTGTTCGACGAGGTGGGTGCCGACGTTTTTTCGTGTGCGGGGGACAAGGACCAGGCGCGGATCGTGTTCGGGGAGGCGAAGAAGTGTGTCGAGGCGTCACCGTTGTTGTCGGCGAAACTGAAGACGTATCGGGATGCCATCGAGTATCCGGCCCGGTCGTCGGTGTATCGGGTCCTGTCGGCCGAGGCGTACACGAAAGAGGGGCTCAACCCGTCGTTGGTGGTGTTCGATGAGCTGCACGTCCAGCCGAACGACGAGTTGTGGAACACGATGAACCTCGGCTCGGGCACGCGTGAGCAGCCGCTGGTCCTGGCCATCACGACGGCCGGTGTGAAGACCGACGTCACCGGGGCTGACTCGGTGTGTTACCGGCTGTGGCAGTACGGCCAGCAGGTCGAGTCGGGTGAGGAGGACGACCCGTCTTTCTTCTTCCGGTGGTGGGGTGCCCCGCCCGGCGCCGACCATGAGGACCCGAGGGTGTGGCGCCGGGCGAACCCGGCGCTGGGGAAGTTCCTGTTCGTCGAGGATTTTGAGGCGACGGTGCGGCGTACCCCGGAGAATGAGTTCCGCACGAAGCGGCTCAACCAGTGGGTATCCGCATCCCAGGCGTGGCTGCCATCGGGGACCTGGGCGCGTTGTGCCGACCTGAACCGGGACATCGCCAAGGGCACCGAGGTCGTGTTGGGGTTCGACGGGTCTTTCAACAACGACTCGACTGCCCTCGTGGTCTGCACCGTGGCAGACCCGCATGTGGCGGTGGTCGAAGCGTGGGAGCGACCGGCTGGCGCGGCGCATGACTGGCAGGTCCCGATCGTCGATGTCGAGGCGGCCATCCGGGCGGCGTGCCGGCGGTGGACGGTGCGGGAGATCGCCTGCGACCCGTTCCGCTGGGCGCGGACCTATCAGATCCTCGATTCGGAACGACTGCCGATCGTCGAATTCCCCCAGTCGCCTGGGCGGATGGTCCCGGCGACGCAGCGGTTCTATGAAGCGGTCCTCAACCAGACGATGACCCACTCTGGCGACTTGCAGTTGGCCCGCCATGTTGAGAACTGCGTTTTAAAAATTGATGCTCGAGGGTCAAGATTGGCGAAGGAAACTCGGGCGTCGTCTCGCAAGATCGACCTGGCCGTGGCTGCTGTGATGGCGTTCGATCGGGCCTGTTCGCAGATCGCACCGGATCCGAAGCCGCGGGTTGTGTCGCTGGCGGCCGCGCTGGCGGGGGCCGAGCAGTGAGGCACGACGGGGTCGGTACGGTGGTGCAGCTGGCCGGGTTCGCTTGTGTGGTGTGGGCGGCGTTCCTGATCGCGATTCCGCTGGGCCTGGTCGCGCTGGGGGCGGTGTTGGTCCCGGCCGGCCATGTGTTGGACGGTTTCGATGCTCAGAAGACATGGAAGGCGTGGCAGCGGCGCCGACGGGCTCAGCGGATGCGGAGAGCGTCTTGAGCCTGACCCGACGTCTCTTCGGTGGTCAGCCTGAGCGGCGGGTCGCGGCGTGGGGCGACTCGAGCATTCCGCCGCCGGGGTCGGCCGGGTCGATGGGTGGTGACTCGTCGGCGATGCAGATCATCTCGGTCTACGCGTGTGTGTCGCTGATTGCCGACGCGGTGTCGACCCTGCCGCTATACGCCTATCAGCGGGTCGGTGGGAACCGCCGGCCGGTCGACCCGGCCCCTGCGCTGATCGCCCAGCCGTTCGCCGAGATCACCCGACAGGACTGGCTCACCCAGGTCATGACGTCGCTGCTCCTGCGGGGCAACAGTTACAGCCAGGTGGCAGAACGGGACCGGCTCGGCTATCCGACGCAACTGGTCCCGTTGCATCCCGATCAGGTGTCGGTGCGGCGCAGCCCGGCCGGGCAACGCGAGTACCGGGTGAACGGGACGCCGACCCCATCGGGGGAGATCGTCCATATTCCCGGGATCATGCTGCCCGGGGCGCTGGTGGGGGTCAACCCGATTGAGATGGCCCGCACGTCGTTGAGCCTGGCGAAGCAGGCCGAGGCGTACGGCGAGGCGTTCTTCCGCAACTCGGCGCAGGCGTCTGTCGTGATCGAGGTGCCCGGCTCGTTGGATGAGGACGAGACGTTGGAGATGGCGAGGGCCTGGTCGGCGGCCCACCAGGGCGTCGGCCTGTCCCATCTCCCTGCCGTCGTGACCGGCGGGGCGAAGGTGACCCAGATCTCGATCAACCCGGACGACGCCCAGTTCCTTGAGACCCGGAACCTGTCACGCCTCGAGATCGCCATGCTGTTCCGGGTCCCGCCCCACAAGCTGGGCGACACCGACCGGACCACCAGCTGGGGGACAGGGATCGAGCAGCAGGAGATCGCCTGGGTGACCGACACGCTGCGGTCATGGTTGAGCCGGATCGAGGGGGCGATCACTCCGCTCCTGCCCGAGGACATCTTCGCCCGGTTCAACCTCGCCGGCCGTCTCCGGGGTGACACGTTGCAGCGGTTCCAGGCGTACACGATGGCCCGCATGGGGGGCTGGTCGAACATTGACGAAATCCGCGAGAAGGAAGACGAGCCGCCGCTACCCGACGGGATGGGCCAGGACTATCTGCAGCCACTCAACTATGCGCCGATCGGGCAGGCCCCGGCCGACACCGGCAACACCGGCGAACCTCCGGCTGGGCAGCGGGCGGATACCGGCATGTTCGAGGCGCTCCTTGAGTTCCTCTCCCGCCATCCTGAACCGGCCACGCAGATCCACAATCACGTCGCGCCCGCCGGGGTGACGGTCACCCCACCGCAGGTCGTGGTCAACAACTCGCCGCCGGCGGTGACCGTCGAGGCTGCCCAGGTCCACCTCACCCCGCCGCCGGTCACCGTGGCCGCGCCGCAGGTGAACGTCGAGGTCAAGACCGGTGCCCGGGCGCGGCGGATCGAACGGGACGCCGCCGGTGAACTCTTGAGGATCGTCGAGGAGGACTGACCCATGGCCGAGCTGTTCCCCGACGAAGGGCTCGACCTCCTCCTCTCCTACTTCCCGAAAGGGACCGCCCCGCCGACCACGGTCTACATCGGCCTGTTCACCTCGCAGACCGCCACCACCGTCCCCGCCACCACCGCTGTTCTGGCCACCCAGACGGGGGTGACCGAGGCGACGGGGACGTCGTATGCCCGCCAGTCGATCGCGTCGGGCTCGTGGGGGGCGCAGGCCGCCGGTACGGGCGGCCGCAAATCGACGGCCGGACAGGTGACGTTCCCGACGGCCGGGGCCGGCGGGTGGGGGACGGTCAACGGGTTCTTCATCGCCGACGCGGCCAGCGCGGGGAAGGCGTTCTTCTACGCCAATTTCGACGACGGCCTGGCCATCATCGTCGGTAGCGGGGACATCATCAAGATCACGCCCACGGCCCAGTTCAATGGGTAGGCCCGGTGGCTGACGGCACGGTCGGCGTCCTCCAGGCCGGGTCCCCTGACCGCCTGATCGACAATGAGGTGATCGGGTCGGCCTACCGGCAGCGGGTCCGTCTCGGCGGGCTGACCCTGGCGGCGCTGGCCGATGTGCTCAACAGCACCCCGGCGGGGACGGAGTATGCGCTGCTGGTGCGGCCGATCCCATCGGGGACACAAACGGTCTCGGGGGCGGTCACCGCCGGGCAGGCGGCGTCGGTGACGGCGGCGTGGACGAGCGCCACCGGGGCGAACACGACGGTGTCGCTGACGGTGACGAACTACGGGTCGGTGTCGGCCAGCCTCAACACCTCTGGGACCGTGACGGGCGGGGTGGTGACGTTCGAGGCGTCCGACGATGCCGGGACGACGTGGTATGCGATCGCGTTCGCCCGGGCCGAATCGTTCACGGTGGACACCACCTACACCGTGACCGGCGGGAATCGCCTGTGGTCGTCGTCGGCGGACGCGCTGACCAATATCCGGGTTCGCCTGTCGTCGGTCGTGGTCGGGTCAGGCACCGTCAACGTCCGCCTTACTCCGATCGCGATGGGCCTCGAACCGATGGCCACGATCGGTGGGACGGTGACGGCCAACCCATCGCAGCCGGCGACGGGGACGGTCACGAACTTCGCCGCCGCCGTCACGAACGCCACCCTGAAAGCGTCGAACGCGGCCCGCAAGGGGCTGCTGATCTACAACAACTCGACGGCGGCCACCATGTTCGTGAAGTTCGCCGCCACCGCCACGACAGCGGACTTCACGACGAAGGTCCCGCCCGGCGGCTATTACGAGCTGCCCCAGCCGGTGTACACCGGCATCGTTGATTGCATCTGGGACATCGCCTCCGGGTCGGCCCAGGTGACCGAGATGACCTGATGAGCCCGCTGGTCCTCCCTGCCCGGTCCGCCCCCCTCCTGGGCAGCCGCATCGGCGCCTTCGGCCACTCGTACATGGCCGGTGGTGGTTCCTCGTCGGTCGACAAATGTTTCATCAACACCCTCCCGGGCTTGACGAAGGGCCATGTGGAGAACCAGTCCGTCGGGGCCAGCTTGTTGGGCAACGACGAGGCCGGGTCGGGGAAGGGCGGTTGGGCCTACATCCTTCAGCAGCAGACGCCCTACCGGACCAGCGCCCCCTATGTCCCCAACGGCTACATGATGTTGCTGTGCTACGGGATCAACGACATTGGGTTCCGCCACAACGACGCCAACGCCCGCACGGTGTGGAAAAACGGGCTGCGCACCGCGATTAGCCGCCTGTCGGCCAGCCGGGTGTTCGAGGAGACAGACTCGACGGTCGTGTTCGGCGGTGGTACTTGGCAGCAGGCCTACGTCCCGTACCTGGGGTCGTGTAACAGCGGGCTGAACCTGAGGCCGTTCCCGGCCAACGCCGCCACGTTCACGATCACCCTCCCCGCCGACCTGGAAGATTCGTATGTGGCGGTGGGCATGACCGCTTTCACGAACTCTGATGCGGTCATCACCTGGACCGGCACCTGCTCCTCCGCGACCGGTACCACGACCCTGGTGGGCCAGGCCTCTGGGGTCAGCCCCGGCGGTGACGCCTCGCAGCGGGCCTGCCCTGTCGGTGTCGTGAAGCGGTTCGCTGTCCTCGCCTCCGATAAGAGCAAGACGATTATCGGCACGATCGGCTCGATGGTCACGACCGCCCTCCCGGCGTCCCCCACGGCGGCCGGTGTGTACTCCGGTACGGCCGGCGCCGCCGCCACGACCTACCAGTGGGTGGCCGGGAACCAGAACGGCGACGGTATCCCCGGTACGGCGTCGGCGTCGGTGGCGGCCGAGGCGGACCCGCTGACCGCGGCGAACAAGGTGACGGTCACCGCCCCGGTGTTCCCCACCGGCGCGACCTATATGCGGCTGGTCCGGGCGACGAGCACGAGCCACACCGGGAACTCGGCGACACTGGGCGTGATCTCCACCATCACCACGTCGGCGGCGGTGATCGACTCGGGGCAGCGGGCCACGGCCTACACGGCCAACACGGCCCACCCGTTGCTGACCGGCGGGACGTTCGATTACTGGCAGATCGAGGCCAACAACCCGACCACGAGCCTCATCGTGTGCAACGTCAACCGGTGCAACGTCCTCCAGGGTGGTTACACCGGCTACCCGACGGTGGCGGCCACGACCGCCATCACGGCCGGTGGGACCCAGGGGACCAACACGGCCACGGTCGCCTCGACGGCCAACATCACGATCGGCTACCCGGTGAAGCTCACCGGCGGGGTGGCCGAGTCCATCAAGGTGACCAACATCGTCGGGCTCGTCCTGACCTTCGCCACGAACATCCTCCAGACCGGGCACACCACCTGCCAGGGTGGCTTCCCCGGCGACCCCGACGTCGTCAACTACAACACCGACATAGCGTCGGTCGTGTCGGAATTCCTCCCCACCGTTGCGATCTGCGACGTCGACTCGGTCATCAACGCCGACCCCACCCTGTACACCGATGGTGTCCACCTGAACGACCGGGGGCAGGGCCTCCTCGCCCAGGCCCTTCTGAACACCACCCAGTACCTGAACGGGTCGCAGCCCATCTCGTCGCTGATCCACGCCTCAAGGGAGATGCGGGCACCGGAACACGCCACGTTCCTCAGCCTCGAGACCGGTGATGTCACGGTCAGTACCACGACGTGGGCCAACGTCACCGGGGCGTTGTTGTCGTTGCTGGCCCAGCCGGGGGACCTCATCGAGGTCGGCCTGAACGGGATGGCCAGCAACACCGCCCAGTCCCTCTCACTCGACGTGTGCTCCTACGACGGCGCCAACCCTCTCCGCTACTTCTCCAGCAAGATATCCACCACCGCATTCGGGCAGGGCGGCTGGTGGTGCAACGCCAGCGTATTCACGCCATTGTCCGGGTCGGTCTACTTCGTCGTCGTGCCCAGCGATCTGGTCGTCCTGTTCACCATCCCCGGTACCCTCCTCATCCAGCTGCGCGGAGCACTCGGTTCGGCCGGCACGAAAGTGATCTCGGCGTCGCTCGGCACATGGCCGCTGGTGATGTGGGCCAAGAACCTGGGCCAGCCCAACGGGGCGTCCTATGTGTGACCGGGCAGCCTGATGCTCCTTGACCTCTGGCCGCTCCTCACCGCGGTCGGTGGCACCACCTACACCAAGACCGGCGCCGGCATCGCGGTCTGCGTCGCCTCCGGGGCCGATGTCGTCACCTACACCGACACGGGCCTGGCCGCCGCGGTCGGCGTCGCCTCCGGTGCCGACCTCGACACGTTCACCGACACCGGTATTGGGGTCACGGTCGGTACGGCGGGCGGCGCCGACCTTGTCACCACCGCCGATACCGGCAGCGGAATCGGCGTTGGGACGGCCGGGGCCGCCAAGGCCACCACCTATGTGGAGACCGGCAAGGGTGTCACCGACGGCGCCGGGTCGGGCGGCAAAGCTGACGTCAACGTTTCCACCGGCGTCGGCATCGCGGTGGGGGTGGCATCGGGCGCCGATCTGGTCACCACCGCCGACAGCGGCGCCGGGGTCGCGGTCGGGACGGCCGGGGCGGGCAAGGCCACCACCTACGTTGAAACTGGGAGTGGGGTGTCGCGGCCGGTCGGGTCCGGGGCCAGCATTCCACCGCCGCCCTCGGTGGCGGCCGGTGCCGGAGGCGGCGGCCAGCTGGCCGTGTTCTACCCGCCGCCTCCGGCGAAGGTGTTCGTGGCGGCTGGGGCGGCGACGGTGTGGCTGTCCGCCTCCGGGGTCGCCGTGGTCGTCCCCACCATCCGCCTGCGCCGCCGCCGCGAAGAACTTGTGCTCGCTCTGATCGACTGACGGAGAAGACCCGATGCCGAATCTTCCTGCCACCACCACCGTCCGCTTTCGCCGCCCCCAGGACGGCGACCGGGAAGTCCGCCGGTTCAATCTGTCCGACGTCGAGCTCCGCCAAGCTGCGAGCGGCACCCTCACCCTGGTCGGCTACGCCTCGGTCACCGAAGCCCCCTACGAGATGTACGGCGGGCCGCCGTGGGGGTGGTCGGAGACGATCGCCCGGGGGGCGTTCGACAAGACACTGTCCGAAAACCCTGATGTGCAGCTGCTCGTCAACCACGAGGGCCTGCCACTGGCCCGCACCAAGAGCGGCACTCTCCGACTGTCGGCCGACAACGTCGGCCTGGCCGTCGAGGCGGACCTCGACCCGGCCGACCCGGACGTGGCCCGCCTCGAAGGGAAGATGCGCCGAGGGGACATCGACGAAATGTCGTTCGCGTTCCGGGTGCAACGCCAAGAATGGGACGAGGATTACACCGAACGGAAAATCACCGAACTGTCGATCCACAAAGGCGACGTGTCCGTCGTGAACTACGGCGCCAACCCGGCCACCACAGTCGACCTCCGCGCCTTCGCCGGCGCCCTCGCCGAACTCCGGGCCGGGAAATCACTTTCCTCAGCGACGATGGCCACCCTCTCGTCTGTCCTCGATTTGATCTCCGGGGCGGACGACAACCTCGACGACGCCCAGGCGACCCTCGCCGACCTCATGGGGGTCGACAATCCCGACGCGGCCGACACCGGAGATTCGTCGGCCGTACCGGAAACCGAAGGCCTCGATCTAGGCCTGTACCAGGCAAGAGCACGCGCTCTTGCTCTCCAGTAACAACACCCGCGCCGGAGACCCGACCACCCAGCCACGCCGGGCACCCTTCGGGGGCGAACCACCTGGCCGGTCGGGGGCCACCACCCGGGATCCCCGAAGCACCATCCGAGAAAGGGACCCGAATGGAACTCATCAAGAAGCTGGAGGAGCAGCGAGCTGCACTCCAAGCCGAAATTGACAAGGTCCTCGAGGCGCCGACCGCCGAGGGCCGCAAGCTCACCGACGACGAAGGCAAGCTGTTCGACGAGAAGGAAACCGAGATCAAGGCGCTCGTGGCCCGCATCGCCCAACTCAAAGACAACGAGGCCCGCCGGGCCGCCGCCGCCGTCGTGATCGCCACCAACGGCCCCGTTGTCCGGGTCCGCACCGAGCCGCTCACCTACCAGCGCGGCAACGGCCAGTCCTACTTCCGCGACATGAGCATGGCCCTCGTCGCCCGCGACGCCGAAGCCGCCGCCCGCCTCACCCGCCACGGCGCCGAGATGGACGTCGAACTCGTCGAACGGCACCGGCGTCGCGAACACCAGGCCGAGACCGAGATGCGCGGCATCGGCGAAGGAAGCGCATTTGAGAAGCGGGTCAACCCCAACAGAACTGATGGCCAAGGTGGTTACTTCGTTCAGTACATGGGACGCCTCGCAGCGTGAGTTGTGAGTGAAAACCGCGCTGTATCGGTGAACCCCACCAACAACACCCAGGGGAATACCGAGGCAACCCGTACCGGGGAGTCCGTAGAGACTCGTGCGCGCGGCAACTCCGACAGGACCGTGACGTCGGTACAACCGATCGGAACTGGAGTTGAAGATACAGTCCGGTCTGCATCGATGGCAAAGATGCAGAGTCAGGCAGAAATGACCTGGCCCCATGACTGGGCCGATCTCGACATCGCCTGGTTCGCCGGCCTTTTCGAAGGCGAAGGATGCGCAGAAATCGCCAAGAACGGCGGCACCAGACTCACGATCCGGATGACGGACCGTGACGTGATTGACCGAGTGAACGTTCTCTTCCCATGTAAGAACATCCAGGTTGTCAACCCGAAGCCGGTCCAACCTCACTACAACCAGCCGAAGACGCACTACGCTTGGCGGATCAGCAAGCCCGAGAGAGTGCGGCTCGTCATCAACCTGATGCTGCCCTATCTCGGTGAGCGTCGCCGAGCAAAGTGCCTAGAACTGCTGGCCCATCTTGGTACCAGACCCGGTACCGGTGGTCCCAACAGACTCAAGACACATTGCGCTCAGGGCCACGAGTACACACCGGCCAACACCTACATCAGACCTGGTACGAGTCATCGCCACTGCCGCATTTGCATGCTCGAATGGTCAACCGAATATCGGGCGCGGCGGCGACTCACGGGATTGGAACGGCCATTTCCAGGCATGGAGTAACAACCCGCCACCTCTTTGGCTCATCGACGACTACGTAGCCCTCGCCCGGGCCGGGCGGGTCTTCGCCAACCTGTGCCGGTCCATGACCCTCCCCGAGGGGACTGACAGCATCAACGTCCCGAAGATCGCCACCGGCACCACAGTGGCGGCCCAGACGGCCGACGCCGCCGGCGTGTCGTCCACCGACCTGACCGACTCCGTAGCCACCGCCGCCGTCAAGACGTTGGCCGGGCAGCAGGACATCGCCCTCCAGCTCATCGAACAATCGCCAGGGTCGTTCGACGAGATCGTCGCCGCCGACCTCCTCGCCGACTACAACATGAAACTCGACCAGCAATGCATCGTCGGTTCCGGCGCATCCGGCCAGGTCCAGGGCATCAACGGCCTGTCCGGCACCAACGGGATTACCTACACGTCGGGTGCCCCGACCGGCCCACTGACCTACGCCCCGGTCGCCCAGGCCATCAGCCAGATCGCCGGCAACCGCTACCTGCCCCCGACGGCGATCGTCATGCACCCGAGACGGTTCTTCTGGCTCGCCGCCGCGCTCGACACGGCCAACCGGCCCCTCGTCGTCCCGTCTGCCGCTGGCCCCTACAAC